TGATCTTTGGGTACTACGATTTTAAAGCTGGAAAGTTAATTATTCAAGATGAATTAATTTATAACTTCCAGGAGAAGGACAGAAACCTTCAAGACTTAGCCGATAAGATTGCTAAAAAAGAAGAAGAACTTTGGATGAATCCAATTAGCTTAGAAACTAAAAAACCGCATGCCAGAGTCAGTGATATTGATTACATAGTTTTAAATGAGTTATCTAAATACAGTGGATATAAACTAAGTTTTCAGATTGCAAATAAATACGATAACGAAGCTTCTATTAATGCTTTAAGAATTATGTTGGGTAATAAAAAAATTATTATTAATCCTAAATGCGTAAATCTTATTAGACATTTAAAGAATGCTAAATGGAATAAAAGTAAAAAAGGTTTCGACCGCAGTCCTGATGATGGTCATTATGATTGTGTAGATGCTTTAAAATATATGGTTAAGAGTATTAACTATTCTCGTAACCCATATCCAGCTAATTTTAATATAGATGCTAGCTCTGTTTTTATGTATGAGCCAGGAAAATATAATAACCAAACCGGAATGTCAGTAATAGATACCTATAAAAAGATTTTTAATTATAAAGGTAAAAGGAAATAAATATGGCTAAAAGCAATTTTCAATCACACGATGAAACATACTTCGCACTAAAACCTGCCGAAGATTGTGCAAATACATTATTAAATAGAGCCGAAAGTTTTTACAGTTCACTCTCTTCAAATCAATATGTAGATAAATTATATAATATGTGGAGAGCTTATCACGGATCTTATTCTGATAATACCGTAAGTTCTGGCCATCAAGTTAATTTTGGCGGAGAGCAAGGCGAACTTGTAAATATTCCTATTAACCATTTTAGAAACTTAGCACAACATATCTTAGCAATGATTACCTCTAATAGACCCGTTATGGAAACTAGAGCGGCTAACACAGATTATAAATCATATGCTCAAACAATTCTTGCTAATGGTGTATTAGATTATTATATGAGAGAAAAGGGCCTAGAAGATGCTCTTAAGAAAGCCTGTGAGCTTTCCATTGTATTGGGTGCGGGCTTTATTAAAATGTCATGGAATGCTACTGGTGGAGAAATCTTTGAAGTAGATCCTGATACTAATGAACCAATATTTGAAGGTGAGCTTGAGTTTACAAACTTAACTCCATTAGATGTTGTATTTGATGGTAGTAAAGAAAATTATAATGAAAACAATTGGGTTCTTTGTAGAACATTTAAAAACCGCTATGATCTTATTGCTAAATATCCTGATCTTAAAGAAAAGATTTTAGGTATTCCAAGTAAGACAGAAGATAGATCTTATCGTTTTTCTGGTTGGTCAAATGATGAGACAGATGACGTTGCCGTATATGAATTTTTTCATAAACAAACAGAAGCTGTGCCAGAAGGTAGATACATACAATTCTTATCTGCTGATTGTGTATTGTTAGATGTCAAAATGCCTTATAGAATTATGCCTGTATTCCGTTGTGCTCCTGCAGATATCTTAGGAACACCTTATGGTTATACTCCAATGTTTGACGTATTTCCAATCCAAGAGGGAATCAATTCTCTTTATGGAACTATCATGACAAACCAAAATGCATTTGGTGTACAGAATATTTTCTTTCCTCGTAATGGCGATTTATCTGTTTCAAGTGCTTCGGGTGGATTAAATATTATCGAAGGTAATGAACCTCCTCAAGCCATTAACTTAACACAGACACCTGCTGAAGTATTTAAGTTCTTGGAAATGTTAATACAAGCCGGTGAAACAATTTCAGGTGTTAACAGTGTTGTTAGAGGTAATCCAGAAGCTTCATTGAAATCAGGAACCGCTTTAGCTTTAGTTCAGTCTCAGGCTTTGCAGTTTATATCAGGACTTCAACAGAGTTATATTAAATTAATTGAAAACGTTGGAACCTCTCTTATTAATATCTTAAAAGATTTTTCTAAGACTCCTAAACTAATTAAATTAATTGGTAAGAACAATCGTCCATTAATTAAAGAATTTACTGGAGATAAGATTGCGGACATTAATCGTGTTGTTGTAGATGTTGGTAATCCTTTATCTAAAACTATTGCCGGTCGTGTTCAAATGGCCGAGCAAATGATGCAAATGAAGATCATTAAAGATCCTATGCAATATATCCAGGTTATGAATACTGGAAGACTTGAAGCTATTTTTGAGGGCGATCAAGCTGAACTTCTTTTAATTAAATCTGAAAACGAAAAATTATTAGAAGGTGAAGTTCCTATTGTTAGTCCAATGGATCAACACTCTCTTCATATTCAAGAACATAGAGCAGTTATTGCTGATCCAGATTTAAGAAGTAATCCAGAGTTAGTTAAGAATACTATGGATCATATTGAAATGCACTTAAATGCTTTAAGAAATACTGATCCTGCTTTATTACAAATGATTGGTGAACAACCTCTTGGTCCTGTAGGTGGAACTCCTCCAGCTCAAGATCAACAACAGCCTCCACAAGGAGCTTTACAAGGTAGTCCTGTTCCTGAGCAAATGATGCCCCAGGGCGGACAAATAGTTCCTGGAGAACAAATGACTGGACCTGGAATACAAAATGTTGGGACACCACAATTACCAACAGTTGACGCCGCTTTACTTCCAAATCCAGATATACAATCGGCGGCTATGGGTAATGTTCGTTAAAAATTAAAGGATATAACAAATGGCTTATATTAGCTTTGATCCAAAGAATGATCCCTTAAAAAAGGAACCAAAAACAGTTAAACCTTTAGGACAAAAATGGAGAAGAAGATTTATTGCTTTATTAATTATAACTATTATTGAACAATTAATTATTCTTAAAATGCTATGGCTTTAAATCCAAATCCAAGTGAATTAGATTTTCAACAAATAATTCAAAGAGCTTTTAATGGAACAGATGATAGACTTAGAGTAGATGCTGAATTATCAGCTTCTATCATTGCTCCACCTGGATTAGAAGTTTCAATTCAAGCTGCTGATGATAATATCGCTATTAGAAATTCTAATAATAGTAATGAACTATTAATTAATAATGATGGCAGTATTAATGTTAACGCTAATATTTCTGCAGATCCTGATGTAAATTTATTTCAGGTCGGCGGCACCGCAACATCAGTTAATAATGGAACTGCGGATAATGGAACACAACGAGTTGTAATCGCTTCTAATAATACAGCTTTTTCAGTTAATTCTGTAGTTGCTCTTAATACTTCTAGTACTGCTTCAGTTTCACAAGTTGCATCTAGTGGATCTAATGTTACACTTTTAGCTTCAAATTCAAGTAGAAAAAATGCCGTGTTTTATAATAACAGTGAACAAAGTTGTTATGTAAAATTTGGAACAACTGCATCTCTTGTTTCTTTCACAATTAAAATGGAACCAGGATCAATTTTGATTTTAGACACCACTCCAATTTACACAGGACGAATAGATGGTATATGGGACAGTGCCGATGGTGCAATGGCAGTTACTGAGTTAACATAATGAAATATTTTAAAACATTTGTACAAGCTGATGCTGACCATAACGGATATCTTTCCGCTTCCGATTGGACAACTTTTAATAATAAACTTGATGCTTCAAGATTTAATTATATAACTAATTATAATGCAGAAGTTGATACTGCCGGTTGGAATCTTTATGATAATACCGGAAGAACAGTTGCCGCTTACTATATAGATCAAGATATAACATGGACCGCTGTTGCTGCTGGAAATGCGGGCAATGGAATAAATGTTAGATATGATTTTCATGCATCACAATCTTATTTAACTCCATTAGTTACCGTTGTTAGTCCAACATTAATTACAATTGCTTGGTATAATGGTCCTACAATTGCAAATAATCCTACAGCTACACAATTAAAAGCGGCATTCGATGCCGTTCCTGGAGCTGTTGCGCTTGTTACCTGTACTATTTCCGGAACCGCTTCAGATCGACAATATATAAATGGATCTCATGTTCTCGCGAACGGTGGAGATACTGCTCCTATTGATGGAACCGGCGGAAGTCCCACTGATTTAACAATTAATAGAAGTACAGTTGATCCTCTAGTTGGAACGGCTAGTTTTATTTTATCCAAAGGTGCCAGTGACCAAATGGGTTATGGTGTATCTACCGATTTTACAATTAATAGTGCGGACAAAGGAAACGATCTTCAGGCTAGTTTTTATTATTCTGCATCTTCTGGAATGGCATTAGGTTCAGCATCAGATGTTAAAATATTCTTATATGATGTTACAAATGCTGTAATGTTACCTTTAACACGTTCAACTTTAACTGGTGTATCAGATACAAGTTATAGATTTGCTGGACAATTCACCGCCGCAAGTAATAGTGTATTATATCGTTTAATTTTTCACGTTACAACTGCAAATGCGGTTGCTTGGGATTTAAAATTTGACGAAGTTATTGTTAATTCTGTTTTAGATGCTTCTGCGGCAACAGAAGTTCCTCAAGTAACTATTCCTGCTCAACCAATTTTAGGAACTGTAACTGATCATATGGCAGTTATGTGGCAAGATGGTAATACAGCTTGGAGGCCAGCTACAATGGCTTCTGGTTCTGACAGTACTACAATGTGGGGTTTTGCAATAAATATTGTTGGCTTAACTGCAGATATTGTCGTTAAAGGTTATCTTGATGGATTTAGTATTGGTCCTTTTTTAGGATATAATCAATACGTAGATACAGTCGCCGGAGGAATTTCTCCATTACCATCTCCTTTTACTGATACTGGTGTTGTAATGGGTAAAGGAGTTGCAGAAGATGCAATTCTTGTTGGACCAGTGCCTTTTAATCGTTTAGTAAATTCTAAAGGTGGATTATTATCTAACGCTGGCGCAAATAACGGAACTGGCGATCAAGTATTGGCTGTTGGTGGGAATGGAAACGTTCTTGTTGCAAATAGCGGATCTGCTTTAGGATTACAATGGGCACCTGCCGTTGTTGCCTCCGCTCCATTTACCTATACCTTGGCTACAAGAACATTAACAATTGCAGTTTCTACTAATTCTGTAGCTGGAGTATTATCTGCTGCAGATCACACTACATATTCTGGCTATGCTACAACTAAAGCTAACCTAGCCAGTCCTACTTTTACAGGCACTCCTGCCGCTCCTACTGCCGCTCCAGGAACAAATACAACTCAACTCGCAACAACAGCTTTTGTTACTACTGCCGACAATTTAAAAGCCAATCTTGCATCTCCAACATTTACTGGCACTCCCACTTTACCTACTGGAACTATTGCAGTTACACAAGTTGCAGGTAATAATAGTACTGCCGTGGCAACAACCGCTTTTGTTACAACAGCAGATAATTTAAAGGCAAATATAGCAAGTCCTACTTTTACAGGTGATGTTAATTCTTCAACTGGAAACCTATTGATAAGTACTATCGGAAAAGGACTTCAAGTAAAAACAGGAGCCAATTCAAAATTAGGAACAGCAGTTCTAGTTGGCGGAACTGTTACCGTAAATAATACAGGAGGTACAGATCATCTTGCTTTTGATGCGGTGGGCATTCCTGGGTTTCAATTTATACAAGATCAGATCGAATACAATACAAGAACACATCACACTAATATGGATACCTACGATCATCTTGTACCTGATGACCTGAAACAGGCCGCTACTATTGTTGCAG